CCACCACCAGTTAAATCTATCACCAAAACAGCTGTTTGAGCAGTATTAGCATTATCACCACGATATATTTTCCATGCACCATCTGATTGTGCAGATATATGTGTAATTGAAGCAGCAGTAATAGTTTCGTCACTACCTGTTGATAGTGTTGATAAATTAATTGGCGTTGCAGTATTACCGACAACACGAATAACTGATTTACTTCTTTTGTTATTTACTATTTCGTATGGCATATTATCTTAGTCCCATTGATGCTCTTCTACGCATACTCATTTTTCTTTTCAAAAGCGAGCGGCGTAGTTTCGCTCTTCTAGTTGTTTTCCATGAACGCTTTAATAAGCGTGCCTTCCTTAATCTTACCGTTGCGGGAATTCTTTTGACAGTATTTCCCGAAAGTCTATATCCCTTAATACCAGACCGTCTGGTGTTCTTTTGCACCACAATACGGCCTTTGGCATTTCGTCTAATTCTTCGGCGAACTTTAGTAATTCGACCCATTTTGACAAGGTTCGGATTTCTCGCCTCATCTATTTCAACTTCTTCATAATTTTCCGATGCAACATATCTTTTTGCCTCTTCTAAACGAGCAGCAGTTATTGCACCAAGATGAGCAACAAGTTTTTCTTTTGCTTCATCTAATCTATTTTGAAATAGTAAATCTACAAAGTTCATTTTGCTTTACTAAATGCAAATGCCGCCACTTTTTCAAAATGTGCCGGACTTTTATGAACCATATCCGACAACTTCTTTTTATTATCATCATTCACGGCTTTGTGAACTTGAGTAATAGCAGAAGCAGTATAATGGTCAACTTTTCTGGATTGACCATTTGCAAACTTAACTGATTGTGCCTGTTTACCTGCAACAATCTTGTGTAAACTATCCATTACCGATTCTTGGACTTCAACTGATTCACCTTGAATTGGTAACTCAACTTTCATTCCATAAGGTATGGTAAAGAACTTACTTAGTCTATCATTATAGTATAAGGCAACTTTCGTTTTATTAGGATACATACGAACTGCTTTACGCTTCAATACTAAAACATAAGGAGGATCATCTGGAATATCCATTGTCGCTTCTTCTATTTCAATATCTTCTTTAACTGTATCACCAACTGTAAATCGGTGTGCTTTAACTTTTTTACCTGAAGGTCCAACTTTGAAATCAGAAGTATCTAATACCGCTTCTTCCACTTCAACATCTTCTCTTACGGCTCTTTTTGCCTGTGAAAGAATTTGTTTATTATTAGAAATCAAATCTACCATTTTGTTGAACAAGTTTTGAAGAATCATTCTGTCTGCATTATTAAAGACAGGTTTTTCTTCTTGCATCTTATCCAGAATTTTGTGGATTCTTTGAATCTGTGCCTTATTGGCGAGACCTGCTCGAACCAACATGTCAAACTTTGAATAGTCTGACTTTTCTTCTTCAACAAGAGTTTTAAAATCTTGTAACGATTTCATTATGCCTCGGCATCTTGCACTTCTACTGATTCTTCTTTACCAGTAAATAGTGATTGTGCTAATTCTGTCTTGCGGGCATCAAGAGATTCAAATGCACGAGCTGAAAGCAAGTCATTTAAAACATCTTTGGCTTCAACAGCATTACCTGTTGCCACACTATCAATAAATTTTGATACATCCATGTTATTTTCTCCTTAACGCCTATTTAGTATAGTTGAATACTTTTCTACATCTGCATCTAACATTGGTGTTAGTGATTCGGATGCGCCTTGTTCAACTGTATTATCTTCTGGTGGGTATTGTTCTGCTGTCACCTGAGGTTCACCACCTGCTGGGTTGACTGGTTGACCAATACCTTGTTCTTCTTCTTCGTCCATCTCTTTTTGCATCTGTTCGATTTCTTCATCATTCATTTGCAAAATTTTCTTCTTAACCCATTGAGTAGAATAGTATCTACCTAGATATGGGTCAACAGTTTGGAGAACGCTAAGTCTTTCACGGAGAATTTCTGCATCACGCATCTCTGTGAAATTGTTATCTTTCTTATAGTCGTAATAAACATCTTCTTTGAATTGGTCCCATTCTTCTCTGGAACAAATACCTTTTAATGCCAATTGAATTGCAAGTGCATTATCAAAGATTTGTGAAAACTTATTACGCAGACGAATAATAAACTTTGTAAATTTAACTTCGTCACGGGTAACTTCTGACACACGACCAAGACCAATCATACCGCCTTGTTGTGGTTCTAAACGAGAAACTGGAACATTTAAAGACTGCATCAATTTCTGTCTGAAATACTTAACATCTTCTAACTCGCCAAGGTTTTGACCGGCAGGTAATGTAGTAATCTCAGTACCTTTACCACCTTCACGGCGAGGTAACCAAAAATCTTCAAGCATAGACATGTGTTTACGGTCATCACGGAGTTCACCAGTTGATGCATCGTAAACCATTTTGTTTTTATACTTAATCATAATGTCACGCAGATATTGTTCTGCCTTACCTTTAGGTAAGTTACCAACATCCGGAAGTAGGTGCAATTCTTAAACCAGAATTGACCTGTGCCGTATAAGTTTGTGTTGTTGTACCTTTATCTTGGTAAACATAATACTCTGCAATAGACTGAATGATATTTGCACCAGTCTTTGGATCTCGACCTTTTAGAATCTCACGCACTTTACGAATCTTGCGTGGGTCGATATATCGTAGTTCTTGGATACCTTCTTTAGGTTTCTTCTCATCAACTACGACATGGTAATAAATTCTGCCGTCAATGTACCATCTTTTAAAGAGGTCATCGGCAAGGTTATTAAAATTCAACATCTTTAAAATGTTGTTGAATTCTTCTACAATTTTCTTCTTAACTGCATCAGGTTGTTTTAGATTATCTAATACGATATCTACTGTGCGACCTGTTACATCATGTGTAATTGCTTCGTTAACAATATCATCAATCGCCATTTCTAGCTCAGGATGATTTGCCATCTCACGATAACGAGTAATCAGTTCTAGTTCATTACGAACAGAACCTTCTAAATCTACATATGTGCCGTAGTGAGCATTTTGCGTGATGGTAACTGCACCATCATCGTTTGCTTCTGTTGGAAGCGCAAAAGATGGTTGCTCAGGTTTTTGTTCCTGAACAATATCTTTCGAACCTAGGGTAAAGCCAAAGAGTTTAATAGCCATTAAAAATCATCCTAAAAAAGTGAGAAAGGCCGAGGCCTTTCTCTTTACACAACACCGTCTGCAATAGATTCCCACCATTGATAGGTGAGAGTTACAGAGTGAGAATTAATTCCGTTCATCCATCTTTCAAATGCATTGCGAACAATAAAATCTTCGTCATTAATGACTGTGATTGTCCAATCTGCAAATGTTCTGTTACCTGCAAACTTGAGTTCACGCCCAAAATATTGAACAGGTACTACACCAATTGTTGCACCTGGTAATTGAGCGGTTTTACACATGAATGTAAGTTTTGACTGTGCATTTCCTGGCGCAGAGAACGCAGGAAATGGCATAGAAACTTCAAACAGATTTGGACGGGCACCGTCCCCTGTTAGTTGACTTCTAAATTCGTTTACATTAAATGCCATTTGTTTTCTCCTGTTTCTCTATTTATTAGAACTTCCCAACGACTTCATCGAATGATACGCCTGTGCGTACCGCAACGAAGTTAAGTTGGATAAAGTTGATTGAGCGTGCAGGCTTAATGTAGATATCACCAACAAATTCATTGCGGTCAATAACTTCACCAGTATTATTGGATTCGTCACAGACTACACGGAAGTCGGAAATACCACGGCGACCTTGAACATCACGCAAGAATGGTTCAACTAAGGAAACAAACTGCGCTCTTGTGAACTGGTCGTTGAATTCAAACAATGAGGTGCGAGCAGCACGAGCTATCGCCTTCTCTAAAACGATAAACAGACGGCGAACATTGATGCGGTCAAATGCACTTGGTTTTGCCAACAATGTTTTATCACCGAATAGAACTGTACCTTCACCTTGGAAGCTTACAACAGGATTAATACCTTTTTGATATAAATCGTCACGCTCTGTTTTAGTTGGGTTATATGCCAACTTAATAACATTCTTAATAACGCCACGATTCAAACCACCTGGTGAATACCATGGGTCTCTTTCTTGGTCTGTTCTTGCACATAGACCTGCAATATCACCATTCAAAGGAATCCAACGATATACATCATTGTATTTGTCGTATTGATATTTCCAGTTATTGTCCATTACCAAGTATGAACTTGATGTTAATGTATTACGATAAGTAATTGCATTTGTAACTTCACTACCTGATGCATCTACCACATTAGATTTAGGTGGTGATAAGAACACAACCACATCTTTGCGTGATTCTGCCATTGATGTTAAGTTACTCACAACTGCTGAGTCGGCAGGACCGGCAACAACTAAAGAAATATCTACTGATTCTGCATTATCAAATAAGTCATATGCAGTTGCCACATTGGCAGAAGAAATTGTACCATCAACACCACCAGATAACTCTACTGTTGTTGGGGTTGCAAGTAAATCAAAGTTAGTGTTTGCTGCATTACTACCCCAATCAGCACCCAATGTTGGGTGTGATAACCAGTGAATATATCTGGAACGATTAGTAATCACATTTTTATAATAATTTGTGTTACCAGAATCATCTTTAGCATCTACTGCTTTCGATGCGAATGGGAATTTTTCTAAAATAGTACCTTTAGTACCAGTGAATCTACCATCTTCGTCAACAACTAAAATATGAACTTCGTCATTAGCACCTGCTTGAGCAGAAACATATGTAGAAGTACCTGGCGCAGATTGAAACTGTGCTTGT